ATGACGCGCGACGGGCTCGATCCGATCGAGGAACGGAAAATGGCCCGGCGCGCATCGACTACGTTCGAGACGGCAGCGGAGGCCTGCTGGAAGGAAAAACTGCCCACCTTCAAAAACCAAAAGCACGGTCACCAATACATTACGACGCTGCGGACCTATGCGTATCCTTTCATCGCAAAAACCCCGATCACTGACGTCGATCATGTCGCGGTCAAAGATTTGCTGCGGCCGATTTGGCTGACGAAGAAAGAGACCGCCAGTCGCGTTCTTCAACGGGTCGCTGACGTATGTTCATGGGCGGTCAGCGAAGGCCTTCGCGAAGCGGAACTGCCGCGCAATGTAGTTCGCCGAGGCCTTCCGAAACAGAACAAGAAGGTAACGAGTTACGCCGCGGTTCCTCTCGAGGATGCACCCGCGATGTATGCCAAACTGGCCGAGCAGGATTCGCCGGCCGCGAACGCGCTACGCTTCCAGATCCTGACCGCTCTGCGGCCAGGCGTTGGACGTACTGCCCAATGGTCCGAATTCGATTTGCGCAACGGCCTCTGGAACATCCCCGCGGAGCGCATGAAAGTCGACGAAGAGCATATCGTACCGCTTTCGCCCGGCGCCCTCACACTCATTAAAATGATCAAGTCGATGCCACTCGACATCGAACGCGACTCCCCCTTCCTGTTCCCTAGTCCGCGCAAACCAATGCAACTTGCGATCAGCGACACTAGCGTGACGCTCGTCAGCAAGAAGTTGATGGATGGGATCACACTTCACGGTTGGCGCTCAACGTTCGAGGACTGGGCCGCTGAATATACCGACTTCCCAGATAGCGTCATTGATGCCGCGATGGCCCACAAACAGGAAGACGCGGTCAAAGCGGCTTATCGACGGACCAAGTTTCTCGAGCAGCGCCTCGAGTTGATGACGCAATGGAATGATTTTCTCGAGGGCCGGATCGAGGTTCGCGAAACCCTCGACGGACTTCACCGTAAGCGCCTCCGCGAAATGCGCCAGCGCAGACAAGCTTCGCCGGAATAGGCCGGCCAAGAACGGGGACGGGCGAAGGTAGCAGCTTGCCCGTCCCCTACCACCAACCGACTAACAAGGAGTCGAAATAATGGATACCGGAACGATACCCACGACCAGTGATACCGCAAACCCCTACGAGACCGGGCCCTTTGCCTATGCCTGCGACATGGAGGATCCACTTTCCACGGTTCGCGACTTACTCACCGGCCTAATGTATCTTGGGCAGGGAATAGGGGACGGCGGAGAAGCGGTCGCGCGCATTGCGGAGATAGCCCGCGATCGATGTGAGGAACTGGAAAAGCTGCGTGGCGACCTCTTCCATGATTTAAACCCACGGAGAGGTGAGGCCGGCCATGCAGGCGGCGCAGACACGCAGGAGGTAGCACAATGAGCCCGGAGATCAAGAAAGCGCTCAACGACTTCCAGATCAATGGCTGTAATCGGTTGAATGGAACTGGAATCGATGCAGTTCATGAAATTCTTCCCATGATCGACGGCATTGCCACCTTATTGGAAGTAGGCTTCCGCAAGGATTTGGACGGCAAAGCGTTGTTCGACGAATACAACCCAGAATTAGTAGCATCGGCTTTCGGGGGTATCTCGTATCTTGCTGGATTGGCGAAGTTCCACGCCGAACAAAGCCACAAGTAGCCAATGCTCACTGACACGAAGACCGCAGCGAGCAGGCTGTCTGCGAAACGGCGCCATGATCGTCCCGGTGATACGATCGGGCTGCGGCTTCGTGTCAAAGCTGGCGGCTTCACTTGCCGGCAAAGTTATCGGGATAAATAGGGCCGAAGCACATGACCCCAGAAGAATGGTTCGCCTGGCGGTCGCTGGAGCGTGGTGATCTCGCTCCTATGGCCGAGTTGCTAATTGAGAGTGGTCGTCCACTTCACCCGCAGTTGCGTAAGTCCTTGGCGCGCATGATCTTACACCACCCGTCGTCCGATTACTGGGTAGACACCCGTTTGAGGAGCGGGCTCGCACCTATCGCATCGCACAAACAGGTGACAGATCGTGCAAGCCAATACATGTCGTTCGCGATTTCCGTGATCGGCCATGGCGGCTTGAGGCGGGCGAACCTTCAAAGAGCAATCTTTGAAGCGATGACCGACCACCCTCATATCGCAAATGAAGCAACCGCGAAAACTCATTGGAAAAAGGGCAAGAAAGACGCGATGGCGTGGCTCGCTTTTCAAGCAAAGTTCGAGGACGAAGCGTCATAATCGCACCCGAAGCCTTGTAGCCACGCCCAATGTCCTGACTATGAAGATGCTCCTGCAACGCCAGCATACGCAGGAGTAATCAATGGAACGGCTTACCTACACTGTTCAAGAGGCGGCCCAGATAACTGGCCTCCACCCTATCACGATCCATCGAGCGATCGCGGCCGAGAAACTGCGCTCCAAGCTCGTCGGGCGCCGTCGTCTGATCGATGCTCGCTGTCTTCACGAGTTCGTGGGAGTGGAAAATGAACCGCTCACTGCATGAACGAAAAAGCCCCGGCTGCAACCGGGGCTCGGAAGTGATCTCAGGGGGTGAGCCGCTTCTTCAATACCCATACACCGCTCTTCGCGAAAAAGAAACCGCCGCCACGGTATTGGCGGTCGACGAGCCGGAATTCCTTTCCCGCTGGGGTCTCCATGTCGAAGACGGCCGCCCCCGTGGCTACGCCGCTACGCTCTTGCCTGGGAACGGCAATTGGGCGTGCATCGAGTATTTTCCTACGTGGTGGGAGGCAATGGCCCGAGCGATCGACATGGCCGCAGCAAATCCGCGGTGCGTCTACGTAGGCGGTTCGGCGGAAGGCGGCCAGCTATGAGCAGGCCAACCCCCTTCCCCCGCCCGCCCATTCGCGCGATCGAATTGCGACAAGTTAACACCGGTGATCGATGGCAAGCGGTTTACTCGGGTGACGAATGGACCCGCGAATTCGTGTCAACTGTTGCCTCCAAGGCATTGGCAATCGAAACTTTCCAAAGATATGGAAGTGGACTGGGTCTGCCGATCGTGATCATGCCAGGCTACTTCGAGGAGATCGCGGCATGAAATCGCGTCCCTACAAGCTGCCTGATGGCTATTCAGTCACATTCGAAAGAACGCCGCTGGGCATCACTTGCGAATGGTCTCCGCGGATGCCGCGAGGGCGCAAGGCCAAGCGGGTGATGCCATACTATATCGCAGCCCGTGATGAATGGCTCGCTGCTCAAGCTTCCTCGATGGGGGGCTCTGCTTTGGTGATCGGCCTATGAGCGCCCCAAGTCTCCGCGAAATAGCAAATGCTCTAGGGGGTGAGGTGCGGGGAAACCGAGCTTGCTTTCCTACCCCGGGCCACAGCGCGCGCGATCGAGGAAGCTGGGCCAGCCTTGAGCCGTCTGCCCCTGACGGCGTGCTTATTCACTGTAGCAACGGAGGCGATCCGCTGGCGATAAAGGACATCCTACGTGACGCGGGCATCCTCGCGCCGCTTGGTGCTCGAAACGACAATGTGCCTTGGGCGCCGCCAAAACGTGAGAGCCGTCCTCTAGATAAACACGCGGTTCGCCTTACCTCCGGGCAGAATATCGTGGCGACGTTCGATTTCGTCGATGAGCATGGCGAGATCCTTTATCGGAAGCACCGCATCGAGCCCGGTTATGAAGGACGTTCGAAGTCGTTCGCTTATGACAGGCCGACTTCGGAGGGCGGTTGGCAATCCGGCGCGGGAGAGAATCGAGTTCCCTACCGCCTTCCTGACCTTATCTCGGCGCCCCGCGGCATGACGATTTTCATGGCTGAAGGGGAGGCCAAGGCCGATAAATTGGCAAGTTGGGGCTTGCTTGCTACCTCACTCAAGGATTGGCGGGGCTTCGATTATTCCGGCTATGTGAGGGGGCGCCGGGTTTACATCCTGCCCGATAATGACGAGGCGGGCTCGCAGCAGGCTGAGAAAGTACGAGAGAGCATCGACCTTGCTGGTGGCGAACCCATTATCGTCAAGTTGCCCGATCTTCCTGAGGGCGGAGATATTCTCGACTGGCGAGGCAGTGCGGAAGACCTGCACGCCCTTGTCACGAACGCTGTCGCCAAGTCCGCGGAGTCATTCGAAACCCTCGATCTCGCGACGCTGGCCCAGATCCCCGCATCGCCGAAGCCGTTCGTTATCGAGCGCCTCGCGCCTGTCGGTGAGGTAACGCTTTTCACGGGGCCCGGGTCATCTGGCAAGAGCCTGCTCTCACAGCAGCTCGCAACGGCAGCCGCGGCGGGTACCGGTACGCTTGGTTTCGATATTCAGCCGACGCCTTCGATCTACATCACTTGCGAGGACGACGCCGATCAGCTGCACTGGCGGCAAGAGCATCTCTGCTCTGCGCTTGGTGTCGACATGGCATCGCTGGCCGGCAAGCTGCACCTAGCTTCGGCCCGCGGCGAACTGGGCAGCGAATTGGCCACGTTCGCTTCCAATGGAACCATGAAGCCGACGAAGTCCTATGATCGGCTTGTCGCGACCATCCACGCCACCGGCGCACGCCTCGCCTTCCTCGATAACGTCGCCCACTTGTTCTCCGGCAACGAGAACGATCGCGGCGAGGTTACTCGTTTCGTCGGTTTGCTCAACCGGTTGGCGGGCGAAACCGGCGCCGCGGTCGTCCTGCTCGGGCACCCGAACAAAAGCGGAGACAGCTACTCGGGATCGACAGCCTGGCTCAATGCCGTGCGCTCACAGTTCATGGTTGCCCACGACGAAGAGACGGACGCACGCACCCTTACGATCGGCAAGGCTAACTATGCACGCAAGGGCGATCAGGTCCGATTTTTCTGGCAAAATTGGGCCTTTGTCGCAGAAGATGAACTGCCCCCTGATCGGGCGCGCGAACTCATGGAAACGCAGCGCGCCGTGGCGGACAACGATATCTTTCTGAACTGTCTACGGGAGCGTAATCGCCAGCAGCGGGCGGTCTCGGAGAAAAGCAGCAAGACCTACGCTCCCCTCGTTTTCGCCGGAATGCCCGAAAGCAAGGGCATCGGGAAAATACGGCTCGAAAAAGCCATGGATCGCCTGTTTCGGCTCGACAAGATCGAGCGTGGAGAGCTGTGGAAAGGCGCCGATCGCAAGGCCGTCATAGGCTTGCGGGAAACCCCCGAAGAGGGTGCGGGAAATGTCGCGGGCAACACTTGCGGGTAATGCGGGAAATGGTCTTGTAAGTAACTGAATTATATGCGGGTGATTGCGGGCAACACACACACCTATATATAATATAACCGGGCGCGGCTCTTCGAGGCCGCCGCGCCCGAAAAGTGAGGGGGATGAGTATGCGGTATTTAGTGTTGATGATGAGCGGTATGTTGCTCAGCGGTTGCGGCGAAGCGAGCAATCTCGAGAAGATCGAAAGCTTCGAAGGCAAGCTGCGAACGACTTATGGAGATAAGCCAGGCAGTGCGGCCTACGGTATCGTGAAGAGCAGTGTCGCTGGGGAAAGCTGGCTTGCGACCATTCACGGCTATCCGGACAATGAGGCCGTCTGTGAAGAATTGATAGCCGAGTACAACGAAAGTCCGGAGATGTCGGTGCTGGCCGGCAACTATCGGTGTGATCCGATTGTCGGCCGCTAGGGCCCCTGCCCCGCTCGGAAAAGTGACCAGTATCGCGCGCGAGCGGATCGCAATGGTGAATTCAAGGGATATCTTGTGCGGGTGAAGAAGATCGGATTGCTTGATAAGATCAAGGATGCCCAAACGGAAAGCTGGCTGGGCGGTCTTGATCAGAAACGCTTCGACAAGGCTGCGAGCGAATTCCTCGATCCCGGCCGTAGTCATATTCGGCGGATGCATGACGACGAGTTGGCGGAATTGCTGGCCCGCAATCCGCACGACAAACTTGGTCAGCTGGCGGCCAGCGAGATGCGATCGCGCGAGAGTTGGCGAGGACCTGGCAAGTGGTCGCTGATCATCGCGGGGCTCGCGCTACTGGTTTCGGTTGGCGCGCTTTTCCGTACCATTTAGGCCGAACGTGGGGGGCATAGTGGGGAAGGTCCCTGCCCTGCCTCGAAAGCTGCTATAATCACGCGCTTATTCCGGGCAAACAGGCGGATGGGGTATCCGCCTAACTCGGTCTCTATTTCCAGCGACGGCCATTGCATTCAGGATGGCGAAAACACTCAAGGTATTCCCTGCCTTTATGTTTTCCCCGGCGATTAACTTTCGCGACCATCGCTGTACCACATAGCTGACACAGTGGAATTGGCGATGCTTCCCGTCGTTCAAGCTGCGGGCGCTTCCTCGAGTTCTCGAATCGCTCAAGACGACGATACGCCCAAAGGCCCGCTCCGGCCGAGAAGCCAAGGGCAGGAAGCATGAGGATGCTCCACGGTCCCGAGGCAACGCCGCCATGGTGAGAGCACGCACCTTGTCGGCCGATCGAGGGTGACCGCCAACCATCGCGGCACTTAGCTGGGCCATTCAGTTCCTGAATGCCTTCACAACTCCCGACTAGGAGTACTAGCGCAAGCGCGATCGAAGGCAGAAGCTTTGGCAATGCTAACCGTTCACAATTCCCAGTTGCACTCCTTTGCGATGGGAGAGACAGCCTCTCGAAATCCACTGAGATCGAACACTGCGGTAATCGGGTTTTCGCCATAAGGAGTGGTGCGAAGTACCAGCTTCTCTTCGCCGGCCATCGCTTTTAGCATTGGCACGGCCGCTCCTGCAAACGTGGCCTGCTTATCCGTGGAAACGCTCCATCGTTCTGTATTGGCTGGTGCATCTCCGATGCGCACTTCAACGTTCTTGAATTCGTCGTAGACACTGTTGCTGTCATCACCGACGTACGTATTCCAGATGGCATAGAGCTCAGTCTTGTTTGACCCGCACCGTGCGACGATGGTCACAGGATCCCCGAAACGCGCCCGGCCTGTGTCAGCATCGAGCGTGGCTGTGATGACTGCGGTGTCGTCGATCGGGTCGCGATCGGTATTCGTCCGCCAGGCTCCGGTCTTTGGCTTCTCGCCACCCGATACGGCCTCCATCGCATCGGCTTCGATGTCCCCGAGATCGGAGTAGCATCGATCCATTTTCTCGGAGAAGCGGGGGTCGCTAGCGAAATAGACGATACCGTACTGGTGAAAGAAGGGCTCGAAGCCGGTGTACGCCCCCATTCGGTTCTTGCCGTTCACTTGTCCGACGCTGATCGTATCGTCACCATCACACGTCCGAACGTCCTTGAACTCGGCTGAGCTGGGGTCGATCAATTGTTCGCGCACATCCTCTTCGACGGCGCTCGTACATCCGGTGACCGCCAGAGTGAGGCAAACGACTGCAGCTAGCTTTTCCATAACTTCCCCCATGTCGTCCGCTACTTGCTAGATGGGGACGCAGAGAGTCAACGGCCTAGCGGCGGTAATACCTCCCCCTTGCGCTCGCCATCCTTCGCTCATGCCAGGCGGAAGAGGTAATCGGCGCAAAGATCGCAACTTCTACGAGGGCTTCATCAAGCCTAACGCCAAACGGCCCTGCCCCGAAGATTTCCGTGAGCGCTACCTCGAAATGGGCTGGGAGGCCCAGTGGTACTATTCGACGAACTGGCGGGTTATGTGCCGTTGGATCGATGAGTGTGGTGGCGAAGAACTATGCCGCGCGCGCCGTGAGTGGCTACGCAAGAACGGCAACAACATGCCCAACCGGGTTACGCATGTCGGCGGGTGGACGGCCGATAAGCTCGACGCGCTGCATCGTGGTTGAGATATTCACACGAGCAAAGGCCGGTTTCAATCCTCCGATTGGTCGAAGGGGTAAGGTACGTGTTCGCTACCTAGTTCCACGTTTCGCTGATCGGCTTCCTCTTGAGCTTCAAGCTTGCCGTTGCGGTATGCGTGCAGCGTGGTGGTGCCATGGTGGCTAACGAGGGCGCCAGCACGAGGATTGTCTACGCATCGACGTTGCACGATCACATAGCCGCCATCCTTCACTTGCTCAGCCTGATAAAAGTTCCAAAGTACTCGCTCAGCCATAAAGCCTCCTGCTCATTCTAGGCGGCGGTAATCGCCTCCCATTCATTTGCCAATCTCCAAGCAACCGGCACGCCTGTCGGCCGCGCCGCCCTTCGCCAGTCTGAGGGCATCGGAGCTAAGCAATGCCAAAGTTTCTCACCCCCTCGGGTTCCCCCTGCACTGCCGATGAGGCCAAGCCTCTCGGCCGGTTGCGGCCTGGCTACAGTGAAGTGATCTCGGACGGCGAGTCCATCGGCTTCGACATAGCATTCATGGATTCGGCACAGCGTTCGAGCCCTGCGGTGTACCTGACAGACAGCAACGAACGCGCCGCTATTCAGGCGGAAGTCGAACGCCAGCATGCGATGCACGATCATAAGTTCGCCTTCATGGGCGATGCCGCACCAAAGTTCGACCGCGAGCGGGCCCTGTTGGTCGCCCGCACGAAGAAAACCGCCGATACGGGCGCAGTAATTCGCGATGCGGTCCGTGATGGCCGTCGCGCCAGCCAAAACGGTATTACTGTAGCAGGGCGAGTACCTGCAAACGGTATCACGACGGACGACGGAAAGTCGCTTCGCGATCACTATCTCCGCGCGCGCTTCGCACGGTGATCGGTCATGGCAAAATCTCTACAAGAACGCATCGCCTCGGCGCGGTCGACTGATCGCGTCACCATTGAAACCCTCGAGAAGCTGATCTCGGACGCGGCGGCGGAGAGCGAACGCCTTTCCGATGCGCACAAGCGCGCCAGTGCTGACAGCATCGACTTCGCGCTGACCGAGGAAGATCGCGACGAGGCCGCACGCAATGCCGAGAAGTACGGCAGAACGGTGAAGGCAATCGCGACTGCGCTCGATGAGCTGCAGGAAAAGCTAGTCGACAAGCGCGAGAGCGACGCCCGCAAGTCGGCGCAAGCCGAACAGGCCGCGGCGATCGCCGAACGCGATGCTCTCGCAGCCGAGTTCAAAGAATTCGTGCCCCGCGTCGTCGAACAAATAATCGGGCTCTTCTCGCGTGTCGAATCGAATGCGAAGCGGATGGATGCTGCTGGGGTTCGCGAGGCGGATGCCGAGGCAGTCGCCCGTGATCTGCCAAGGTTCCTCGGCGTCGGAGGCGAAGCACTGCGCTTCACCAAGATGAAAATCCCGCAATTCGACGGCAGGGAGCGTGCTTGGCCGATCGATCACGCGCGGGCGATGCAGTTGCGGATTGCCGAGCAAGATCAGGCTCGGGCGAAACGCGCTGCGTATCTTCGCTCTCCGGAATACAAGGCCGAACAGGCTCGGATCGCCAAGGCGGCCGCGGCTGAACACACTCGTCTTCATGGGCAATATCAGCTGAGCACCCCTGTTACCGATCAGACACTTCACTTGCCGCACGAACTTCACGGACAGCACCGGCTGCCAGGGGCAATCCGCTACCCCGACATATGGGAAGGTGAATTGCCTCACGAGGTCGCGCGGAAACTCGAAACAGTCGAGTTTCTCAATGTGAAGCTCCTGCAGCCCGAAGCAACAGAATGATTTCCGCGACCTTTGTTCATCCGGTCGCTGAGGGTGCGGGGTGGGCTTCGCTTCCTTTCGGTCGCCTGCCCCTCATTCCGCTTCGCCGGGTTATGAGACCGGCCTTCGCCTGCCGTTCACGCCGGCAGGGTGGCGGGGGCTATGTGAGAGTTGCCCCCGCCATTCAATTCGAGAGCACGTCATGCCCAATCGACCCTACCCGCCCGAGACGATCGATCGGATTTGCGAACAGTTGGAAGCAGGTGCTTCGCTCCGTTCTGTCTGCGCTCAAGACGGTATGCCGAGCCGCAACACCGTCTGGCGGTGGAGCAAGGGCGATGATGAGATCGCGCAGCGTATCCGGGATGCCTGGGAGCTCGGATTCCTCACCGAAGGCGAGCGTATTTACGAGGCCGTCTTGGCCTGCGAGGATCCGCACAAGGGAAAAACCATGCTCGAGGCCGCCAAGTGGCACCTTGGGCATCGCAGCATGGCCTACGCAAACAAGCCTAGCGTGGGGGTCACGCTGAATGTCGCCGGAGACGACGCTCTCGCCGCCGTCCGAGGAGCACTTGACCGCGCTGCCGCCGCAATTGCAGGCGGCAGTCACAGCACGCAGCAAGTGGCTCTCCCAAGCCCGGCCGGATCAGGTGACGCCGCCGGGGACGGACTGGCCGATCTGGATGGCTCTGGCGGGAAGGGGCTGGGGGAAGACGAGGACCGGGGCTGAGGACGTTGCGTGGTTCGGCTGCGCTAATGCTGAAACCCGTATTGCGATCGTGGCGCCCACCATTGGCGCCGCCCGTGACGTCTGCGTTGAAGGTGAGAGCGGATTGCTTTCGGTCTTGCCGAAAGCCTGCATCAAGACTTGGAACCGTTCGATGGGCGAGTTCGTGCTTTGGAACGGCACGATTTTCAAGACCTACAGCGCCACGGAACCGGAAACGCTTCGCGGCCCTCAGCATCATCGGGCCTGGGGAGATGAAGTCGCGGCATGGCCCGAGCCCGAAACGTGGGATCAGTTGCTGTTCGGTCTTCGCCTCGGCGCAAACCCGCAGGCCGTACTGACCACTACGCCGAAGCCGACACCGTTGATCCGCGGGATTTTGAAGACCGAGGGCGCGATGATTACCCGCGGGTCAACGTTCGATAATAAGGAAAATTTGCCCGCGGGCACCTTGGCAAGATTGCGCGATCGGTACGAAGGAACACGGCTCGGGCGTCAGGAGCTGTATGCCGAATTGCTTGAGGATATCGAAGGTGCGCTGTGGAACGCCGTAGAGATCGATCAACAGCGCGTGCGCGTTGTGCCGGACCTCAAGCGCATCGTGGTCTCGGTCGATCCCAGTGGCACGAAGGGCGGTGGCGCTGGCGATGATATTGGAATCGTCGCCGCAGGCATCGGAATGGATGGCCGCTACTATGTGCTCGAGGATGCCAGCTGCAATCTAAGTCCGGATGGATGGGCACGCCGCGTGAAGCAGACCTACGACAAATGGGAGGCAGACCGCGTAGTGGCCGAGAAGAACTTTGGCGGCGCTATGGTGGAGAGCGTGCTGCGCACTGCTGCTGGCGCGGCAGATCTGCCCGTCCGGATGGTTACGGCCTCGCGCGGTAAGATCGCCCGCGCCGAACCAATCGCCGCGCTATACGAGCAGGAGAAGGTCAGCCACGTTGGCGAGTTCAAGGCGCTGGAGGATCAGCTCTGCGCAATGACCCCGGGTGGTTACGTCGGCGAGGGATCGCCGGATAGGGCAGACGCCTTGGTTTGGGCGTTGTCCGAACTGAGCGGCAAGAAAGCACGCCCCAGTTTGTACGAAGTCATGGCGGTGCCCTGAGGCCCACATGGCTAAATCACCCCGACAATCCTTTCTCAACCGCATGCGAATGTTTTCCGATCCAGCGTTTCAACGGGCTGTCGGTGAAGCGCTCTATGAGGGAGCCGATGCAGTTGCCGCCGAAGCCAGCCGGTTGATCACAGCCGGAAGCATGTCGGGGAAGAACCACGTCGCGAGCAAGCCCGGCGAACCGCCACATAACGATAGCGGACATCTCAAGAGCAATATCGAGGTTACTCAAGATGGCCCATTCACGGCGCGTGTATCCTCGAACGCGTCCTACTCAGCGGTGCACGAGTTCGGATCGAGCACCCACCCCGCCAGGCCGTTCATTCGCCCGGCGCGCGACAAGGTGAAGGGAAAGGCTGAGGCCATCCTCAACCAGAAGATCAACGTGATTATCAGGAGATATCGAGGTGATTGAAGCAACCCGCGACACCGAAACCGTGCTTGATTTTGGAGATGGACAGTACCGGTTCTTCCTGCCTTTGCGAGAGGTCAGCGAATTCGAAAGCAAGCACGAACCCATTCTCAGTGCACAGCCGCGACTGCACGCTGCGATCGGCTTCACGAGAGATCGAAAGCCGGTCCTAGTCGAAGAAGCGCGCGTCGATGCTAATCTCTGTCGAGACGTCATTCGGCTCGCGCTCATCGGTGGCAACGAAGGCGAAACCGACCAAGGTGTCGAGGAAGTAGGCCCGAACCGCGCAAAGGAACTCGTCGACCTTTACGCCTATCCCAACCGTCCGCTCGAAGAGACGGCAGCACTCGCGTGGCAAATCCTCGCTACGGCTGTCTACGGCCGCAAGAAGCTGCTTGGCGACGGTGATATCTGATGGCCGAAGTCAGCCCTGTCGTCTTCGAGTTTCACGCTCGCACCACGAAGTTTCGGTCGGACGTTCGCGGCACGACCAACGTAGTCGGAAGCGACCTCGATCGGATGGAAGCGCGGTTCCGTGCGAATGCTGATCGTATTTCGTCGACGATGCGCGGCCTAGGCGCGACGCTGGCGACTGCGCTCGGCGCGCGCGAAATCTCGGGACTACTCGACAGCTACACGCGTTTTCAGAATGCTTTGAAGGTCGCCGGACTCGAAGGCGAGACCCTGGCGGGTGTGCAGGAACGCCTATTTACTCTCGCAAATCGCAACGGGGTCGCCCTGGAAGCCATCGGCACGCTTTATGGGCGGGCTGCGCAGTCCGCCGATACACTTGGCGCGTCGCAGGAAGATCTGCTCAAGTTCACGGAAGCGGTATCTGCTTCTCTGAGGATCACAGGGACATCGACACAGGAAGCTAGCGGGTCTCTGCTGCAGCTTGGCCAGGCGCTTGGCTCTCCCCGGGTGCAAGCCGAAGAATTCAACAGCATCGTAGACACGATGCGCCCGTTGCTCGTCGAAGCCGCAAAAGAGATCGACGGGACTGGAGGCAGCCTCGACGGGCTTATCCGAAGGCTCAAGGATGCGCAGGGGCCCGGCGTCTCGAACATCGAACTGTTCGAGGGCATCACCGGCGCAATGGAGCGGCTTCGCGAACAGGCCGATAGCACCGCCCTCACCTTGGAAGCAGGCTTCACGAACGTATCGAGCGCGCTGACAAAGTATTTCGGTGAAGCAGATCAAGCGAACGGGGTCTCGCTCGCCCTCGGCGCCGCGATGCAAACCCTCGCGGATAATCTCGATATCCTGATACCGGCGCTCGCCGTTATTGCCACTTCGATGGGCGTGCAGATGGTTGGATCCGCGATCGCCGGCACGAATGCGATGTTCGCGCTGCAGGCGGCAATGGCTGGCGCAGCCACCACCACGGAAGCGTTAAGCTTTGCGATGGCTGGCCTCGGGCGCGCACTACCCTTCCTCGCCATCACGGCAGTCGTGGGCGCTTTGGGCTATATGGCCTTGGAATCGCGCAGGGCCAGCGCTGAGGTTGCTGCTTTGAAAACCGAAGCAGACAGGACCGCGGAAGAGGCGGATGCGATGGAGGCACGCCTCAGGGCGGCTGGAATCGAGACAGACAACCTCGGGGCGTCCGCGCAAACCGCCCGGTCTGACATGGTGGATCTCACCGGGGGAATGGAAGGGGCGCGTCAGAAAGCCGCGGAACTCGGCGCTCAAGCCGTGCAGACCGCGAAACAGCTGAAACAGATGCGCCTGCAGGAAATCCTTGGCGAGCAACAGAAGATAACGAACGCTCGCAACAGTCGGCGTAGGTCGATCCGCTCGCAGACCCGTACCGGAGATGCGCTGGCAACGTCAGGTGATCGAACATTTCGTGAAGCGGAAGACGCTCGGCTCGCCGACCTCAAACGAATTGAAGGCGATCTCCGCCGTCAGATTCGCGGGTATGAAGCGGGCGGCGTGGCAGCACTTCCTACGCCACCAATCCCGCGGCCCGTCTCGGTGGCACCGTCAACTGGCGGCACTGAAGGGTCAGCGTCCACCTCTGGTGCAAACGGGGCAAATGCAGCGAGGCAGGAAGCGCGTGCTCGTGCTGCCTATTTGAGCGAGCTTGATCAACTGCATGCTGACGAGCTCAGTGCACGAGCCGAGCTTACCGGTTCGATCGGCGATCAACTGGCGGCCGAGCTTGCTCGTATCGATGCCGAGACGGCCAGCTTTGCTCGACAGGTGTCGCTCGACGAAGAATTAACGTCCCTAGAGCGCGATAAGCTGATCACTCAGCAAGCGCAGGTTGCTGCCCTTCGTCGCCAAGAGGCGAGCCAGTCCGCGAAGGTAGCAGAAGTTGAACGTCAATCTCGTCTGCTTTCCGATATCAGCCAGGCTGAGCAAAACCACCTTTCCTCGCAGCTCGCGCTTACATCTGATCGCGAGGATCGCGCCCGGCTCGAGCAAGCCATACTCGACCTGCAGCATGAGCAAGAGCAGGCAGAATTGCAGGGCCTTCTCAAGACCTTGAAATTGAATGGTGCGAAGCAGGATGAAATCGATTCCGTTCGGCGCCGCATCGAACTTTCCGCGAAGGCATACGCCAACGACACAAAAGGCGTTCAGCAAGCCAACGAAAGCCCGCTTCAACGATATGCGCGCGATCTGAACGAAAAAAGCCTCGAAGACCGCGCCGAGGAATTGATCGTTGATGAGATCGAGACGGTTCGGCGGGGGATGCGCAATGCTATTTCTGATGCGATCGGCACCGATGATCCTTTGATCACCGGCTTGCTCGACATCCTTCTCCACGAGGTGTTGTTCAAGCCGTTGGCAGACAGCCTGGCGAACGCACGGGGCGGTGGTAGGGATTTCTTCGGCTCGCTGCTTTCGGGCATTGGTTCCTTCTTCGGCGGCTTCAAGGCGACCGGCGGCCCGGTCAGTGCGGGCAAGGCCTACGTAGTCGGCGAGCGTGGCCCCGAACTCATGGTGCCGGGAGCATCGGGCACCGTTATTCCCAACCACGCGATTGCCGCGGCGAATATGCCCATGGCGGGTGGCGGAGGAGCCGGAAGTGTCTCTACCATTCGGGTTGAGTTATCGGGTGACCTCGACGCGAGGATGGTGAAGATTGGCGCCGATACCTCGGTCCAAGTCTACAAGGCGTTGGAGCCGGGTACGGTTCAAAAGTCTGTCGGAGAAACATTCCGGCAGGCGCAACGGCCAAGAATGTGATGAATTTACCCTTCGCCTTCCTCACCGCGGAGAGCGTTTTCAACGCCGGCCATTGCTTCCTCGTTAGCCGCAGCCGATGCCTTCGCGGCGTTTTGCTGGGCGAGCTGATGCAGCTCCTCAGCGGTATGCTGTTCGAGAAGGTTGGCCATACGGCGCAATTGCTTCGCCGCAAGCTGCCTTGCTTGATCTCTCGTATCCGCGAGGGATTTGCCAAGCTCAGCCTCGAAATGGGTCCCGATCGTGTAAATCTCCCTATCCTGCCTCGCGCTGTCCCAATATCCGAGTCGAACTTCACCGCCAGAAAACCCATCGTCGCCGATACCCATAATTCGTACTTGGAAGAGGTCGAATTCTGTCATGACTGGATTCCTTTTCGGCGCTCAACTCTGACGCATAATGGCAGAATAACAGCGTGCTGTCTCGTCTATGGCTCTCATAGCGTGCACAACTTCTTGGGGCAGTTGCCATGACCGACCCGGATCAGGCCGCAGCAGTAGCGCTGGAGCGCGCGAGCGAGGATATAGCTGCCAGCATCGCCGAGCTCATAGCCGCCGCACGAGATCGCGGAGAGGATATCGACCTCGCCATGATCACCAGCGAGCTCATCGCAACTCTACTCGCGTCGACTTGGAAACTCGCGATATTTGGCGCCCATGGTGACAGGGCGTTGGCTGCACGGCAGTACGGTGCCCTGCTCGATCGAATGGCTGATAACATTCGTGGCGGAAATGCGAACGATCCGGCGAACAGGTGA